CCCAGAGTTAGTTAGTCAATATGAGAAACAGGGCGCACCATTTCGTGTGATGCGTGTAACGAAAGGAAAAGGAAAATGAGTGAGGAAATCAACACGGTGCTGCTGCGTGCAGTACTTGATCAGTATGCAACACCAGATCCAAAGATTGTGGGGACTATCCCACGCAACGGAATCAATTTGGCGTATGTCAGCCACGCTGATATCACCAAGATTCTGATTGAGGTTGATCCTCTGTGGTCATGGCAGCCTGTGGAATGGGTGAATGGCAGACCAGCAATCAATGTTGAGAATGGCACAGCAACAATGTGGGCAACACTCACATTGTTAGGCAAATCAATGTTGGGTGTTGGATCAGTTCGTGCAGACAAACAAGACCTAGACAAAGAACTTGTGGGTGACTTCCTGCGTAATGCAGCCATGCGGTTTGGAATTGCGTTGTCATTGTGGTCTAAGCAGGACTGGTCAGATAACACCACGATTGTCAGCCTTCCTGCAGCACAGGCGAAGCGTGCAGAGGAAGCCAAACCGTATGTGGGCAATCATCCAGCGAAGGGTGTGCCTTCACCAAAGGTGGTGCGTGAGTTCGTGCAGGACAATGAACCAACACCTGATGAGGTGGCAGAGATTGCTGCGCAGTTCAACGCCACGATTGTTGAGAACATCACACCAATCACAAAGCCTGTTGCCTCATCTGGTGGCAAGGCAAGCGATAAGCAGAAGGGTTTGATCAGCAAACTTGCCAAAGAAAAGGTGAACGGTGACTGTGTGCCAATCATGCAGCAGTTGTTCAACAAGTCTGCTGTTGGTGATCTGACCAGCAAAGAAGCGTCAGGGCTAATCAAACACCTGATGGAGTTGCGCTGATGAGTGAACCGTTTGCTGAAATGGATGCTTTGCGCAGCAAGATGATTACGGTGCTAGTTGATTTGGTTGATGCAGCCCGTCTAGTAATCAGGTCTGATGGCACAGATCGGTTATCAATAGAGCAACTGCGAAAAGCCCTTTACGCATACAACAACTGGATTGGTGAGAATGAAGCGTGATCATTGGCGAGAGGATGCGTTGTGTGTAGGGCAACCGTTAGAGGTGTTCTTTGCCTCGCAGACTCTTGCTGAGGATCGTTGGGATGCAGCCAAACTGATCTGCAGGAAATGCACAGTGAAACGGCAATGTTTGAAACTGGTTATCAATCTCCCAGAGGATGATGATCGTTGGGGTGTGTTTGGTGGGTTGTCACCTGCAGATAGGCGTGTGCTTCGTGATGACATAAAGAGAGGATTGCAAGATGCGCTGTAAATGCACATTCAAACGGATATTGAACATAACGATTTGTGAACCAGAGGATGATGATGAGTAGGAAATATGATGTGCGTACTTTCCCTGCGAGGGAACTGGTCAAGAAGTTTGATCCGAACACCAGCGTTATCACTATTGCGCAGGCTTTGGAAACCAAGCGTTCAACGGTTTACAAGTGGTTTCAGAATGACACCATGATTACGCAGTGGGCTGCTGATCGGTATGCGGTGAAGTTGGGGTTGCATCCTTCTGAGGTGTGGCTTGACTGGTTCGCTCTTGAGGCTGTCTGATGGATGATCGCAAGGGTGAGTGTCAGGGCAATCAGGACAAATGCAATCTGGATGGTTGCCCCAAGTTCGGAACTTTGGGTGTTGCAGGGCGTGACGGTAAACGCCGTATCAGGGGTTGCAGCGATCCTGCAGCACGAGGCAAGCGTTCTAGGCGTAAGGGTTTGAATAAGCAGCGCACAGCACGCAAGAGGCTTGGTGTTGCGCCTTCACACAAGTTTGGTGACGGTAATGAGGAACGCTGGAATGATGCGTTGTTTGCTAACGAGGTGAAGGCAGGCAAGCAGATTCAGGCTGCTGTGAACGCTTGGGTGCGTATTGAGGCGCAGGTGAAGTCCAATGAGGCTGATTACGGATCTAGGCGCAAGCCTGCAAGGGCTGTGCTGATGCCTGACGATTGGGGCAAGGAAGGGCTTGTGATGATGCGTTTGAGCGCATGGGAGGAAATTGTTGCACCAGCAATGCAAGCGTTCTATGAGGCTGCAGATGAATAAGCCGTTTGACGCAGCACTGTATGACAATGATGATGACGCAAAGTTTCTGGTGATCAGGTGGCTGAAGTCTCGTGGTCATGAAATATATGTGAACCCTGATCAGTATGGGATTGATTTGTTGGGCAGTTGGCGCAATCGTAAATATGCGTGGGAAGTTGAAGTGAAGCACAACTGGCGTGGCTTTGATTTCCCTTTTGATTCTGTGCATTATTCTGTGCGGAAACGCAAGTTTGTTGATCCTGATGTGCGCACATATTTTGTGACATTGAACCATGAGCGCACACGACTTCTTGCTGTCAGTGGCAAGGATGTGATGGAGGCAAGGATTATCCAGAAGTCCACCATTTACACGCAAGATGAATGGTTTATGGAAATCCCAATTCGTAGGGCTATATTCATTGACTTGAACAAGGAGGGGTTGTGACACCAATGCAGATTGAGGGGATGGTGGACAGGATTTGTGGTCTGTTCCCAACGACACAGATTGGGCGTAACACGGTCAAAAATGCTTGGACTGTGGATGATTTTTTGTTGGATGCAGATGTTGATGAGGCACGCAAGGTGACGGACTGGATCAAAGCGAACAGCGACAAGTTCCCTGCTTCACTGCGAGAGTTGCACAACATTTTTCGCAAGGTTCGTGGGCTTGGAACAAAGAATCAGCCGATTGAAATGAAGTGCGATATCTGCAACGGGATGCTTTGGGATGACGGAATTAGGTATTCCCAAGATGGCAAGCGTTTAAGTGAGCAGTATGAGGTTGAGGTACACGGACACATTTACAAAGTCGTGCGCCCATGCCCCAACTGCAGAGGATCGGATTGGCAGTTGCCAGAGAGTTAAAAGGTTTTACAATCGGCTAGTTGCATGACCTCCACTGTTGCAAGGTGAGTGGGTAACACACGGAAAGCGTGGGTAGATTGCGCTGCACTGAATTATGCAAGACGAAATGATTTGGTCAAAAGCGCAAGGCACTGTGCGTTTGTAATTGGTAGTTGGAGTGAGGCATCCCAACGGGGGGCATTACAACTTTAAGTTTGCTGTGAATCAACATATATATATTCATTGTGCAACTGCTACACTGAACGCACACGCCGAAGTGAGGCGAACTACCAGCGCAGATGTTGCGCCGTGACGCTCAGGAGAGCAACAGCAATACACAAACAAACTTTAGTTGTATATCTATACCCAAACTTAGAGGAGGGAAAGTGATGGCAAGTTTCATGAGGAAAGTTCTGGCAAGTGTTGTTGTGCTACTGACAGGTTTTGTTGGTGTTGCACAAGCGTTGAATGTTGATCAGGGTTCTGGTTCGGTTTATGTCAAGAACAGTTATGTTCCAGATCGTGTGATTGAAGTTCCTTATCCTGTTGCACCTAATGCAAAGTGTGGTCAGTGGTGGCAGTTGATGCACGATCTTGGTTGGTCTGATAAGGACATTGTGAAAGGGGATGGAATTATTTTCCGTGAAAGTCGTTGCAATATTGACAGCGTGAACTCTGCAGATCCAACAACGATTGGCAGACACAAAGGTTCTTTCGGGTTGTATCAGATCAACCTGTATTGGATTAAGAAAACACGCTGGTATCCAAATGGATTCCTGCAAACAAAGATGCAGCGTGAACTTGTGCCAACTGACTTGCTGCAGCCTGAAATCAACCTTGCTGCAGCCCTAGAGATCATCAAGCAAAACAGGGCTGATGGGGGCTGTGGCTGGTCTGCGTGGAGGGGCTGCTGACAGGAAACCTATATGGGATATGGGTTTGAATGATTTGCTTTGAGGCGCAGGTTTAGGCATACTTGATACACGGGGCAACCAGCCCCACGCTCAAGGGAGGGCATTATGACTAAGAGGGTTCACACGCAGTTCAACCGCTTTGTTCTGGAAACTAAGGATTTGTCTATGTTTCCAATCAAGCGTGTTATCACAGAATCAGAAAAATATTGGGAAGTTGCTGATCTGCGCAAAGGCAAGAATTATGTGCGCAAGTACCGCACGAAGTTCAATGCAGAGTTGGCAATCTGTTCACTTGTCGCAATCGCCATTGGTGATGATCTTGGTTCGGAGGTGAAGTGATGAGGACTGCAAAGATTACAAAGCACCAGTTAGAGGTATCAGACCTGATTGAATCCGTAGGTGATGCAGAAGTTCAATTTGAGATGAAGCAGATCAGCAAACAATATGCGCAAGTGTTGGCAGCGTTGCGACTAGCGAAACATCATCTTGCAGAAATTGAAGCCGAAACAGGAATGGATCACCAAGAGTTGAATGATCAACTTGTGGATGTGTACAAGCACACCAAAGCCTGTGAAATTGGTTTGCTAGAAATGTGCAGCAACTACTGATGAGAACATTCACATTGCAGGTGCGCACACACACCAAGTACGGTCAGCATTTCAGCGACACAATCCGCTACGAGGCACACAACTGGCAGCAAGCAAAAGCGAAAGCCAAACTGTTTGCAACCAGCGCATACGGTTACAACAACATCACACAAGTAGAAATAGAGGGAATCAAATGAAAGAATCAAAGCGCACACTGGATCACATTGAACTGATCCAATCAGACCTTGCACCAATGTTTGAAGTCAAACTGCTGGTGGTCATGGAAGGCTATGTGAGTGAGGATGAAGGCGATTTGACTGCTGCAGGTTGGCTATTCAACCTTCTCCAGATGGCATCAGACGGACAAGACATTTCACATGGCGCACGAGAGTTCATGCGTTCAATGATCTCAACAGGTGAAACACAGGTTCATTTGTGCAAGATTGAGCAGGTGCAGGCATGAGCCAAAAAGGATTTGACGCTTGGCTGACTACAGAACCAGACCCGTTCCCAATTCACTTCAACTTTGACCCACTTGCATACAACTATGAATGGAGTTTGCAGCACACGGTTCAGCATGGTGAATGTGATTCTTGCAAATGCAAGGTTGGGCTTGTGCTGATTGAAACTGGTGAGGGTGGAACATCAGGTGAGATCATCAACTATTACCAACTTGATGAGGATGCAGAAACCTTGTGGTGCGAGGAATGTCACGATCAGGGATGGGGGGAAATCTGATGACTGATATTCCTGACCTTCAAGTTGCACTAATTGTTATCGGTTCAGCAGGTATGTGGTTCTGTGGGTTTGCTCATGGCAAATGGTATGGAATCCAGAAGGCAGAGAAACGATTTGCTTTGCAACAGAAAGCATTACGGGCAGCCAAGAGGCGTGAAAATCCACGCTGATAGATAGACTGTAATTCTCCTGCGGTAAGCCACGCATCCAGTCTTTCCCCCCTCTTGAGGTTGGATCGCTCATCTGCAATGATGACGCAGGAACTAGAAAGCAAGCGAGAACGGAGAAGCCAGATGACCATCAATGATCTATTGAACGCCATTCAATTTCTAAGAAAGACCAGTGTTGGGCAAATGGATGTGGACAGACTTGTGCAAACTGTGGAAGCCTTAGAAGCAGAAGTTGAGAAAAGGAGAAAGAAAAAATGAGCGAGGACATGAAGGCAGAACTGCAGCATTGGCAGGCACGCACAGATGAGATGCAGGTTGCCATTGAGCGCATCCGTGAGGACAGAGATGAAGCACGCAACAAGGCACTTCTATTGGAAGCAACCAACCAGATTTTGATGGATGAGGTTAAGCAGTTGCGTTCAATGATTGAGCGTGTTCAAGTGGCAATGTCACAAGGTCAAGAACTCTAGTGAACAAACCGTTGCGCATTTTGTCTTTGGGTGCTGGCGTTCAATCCACAACACTTTTGCACATGATGATTGCTGGTGAGGTTGAACCAGCAGATCATGTCATATTTGCTGATACAGGTTGGGAGCCGAAACCTGTTTATGCACACTTAGAAAAACTTGAAGCATTGATGCAAAAACATGAAATCAAGTTTCATAAAGTGTCAGCAGGCAATTTGAGAATTGATGCACTCCGAACAGACAAGCGTTCAGCAACAATGCCTTTATATATGTTGAATCAAAATGGCTCTAAAGGCATGGTGCGCAGACAATGCACATCTGAATACAAGATTGCACCACTTCTAAAGAAGCAGCGTGAACTTGTTGGGTTGGCTAAAGGCGCACGATCAAAAGAACATCTAGCAACAACCATTATTGGAATTAGTTGGGATGAGACACAGCGCATGAGGGATGCTGCATTTAGTTGGCTGCGCAATGAGTACCCTCTTGTTGATCGCAAAATTACACGCCAGATGTGTTTGGACTGGTGCGCAGAACACGGTTTAGAAACTCCACCACGATCAGCCTGCATTGGTTGCCCATTCAAATCTGATTCTGAATGGCGTTTGTTGCGTGACACCATGCCTGATGAGTGGGCGGATGCTGTTGAGTTTGATCATCAACTAAGAGTTGCAGTCAAGGCAAGAGGTGCGCTCACAAGCGTTCCGTTCTTGCACAAGTCTGCTGTTCCATTAGACCAAGTTGATCTACGAACAGCAAAAGAAAAAGGTCAAGACGGATTCTTTGATGATGATATGCCGTTCAACCAAGAGTGCGAAGGAATGTGTGGAATCTAATGATTGAACTGTTGTGCCACAAATGCAATGGCACTGTTGCCCGTGACAATGTTTATGTCGTTGGCTGCTTGTGTGATCCAGATAGTCCCACATGGATTGCGTTGCAACCCAACGGGAAACTGATCACCATGAGCCACGCCGAATACACGATTAAGGAAACAGCATGATTGAGTTGTTGCTTGGTGATTGTCGTGAACGGTTGAAAGAACTTCCTGATTGCAGCGTGGACAGTATCGTTACTGACCCACCTTATGAACTTGGGTTCATGGGTAAGAGTTGGGATGCTTCTGGTGTTGCTTATGATGTTGAGTTGTGGCGTGAATGTTTGCGTGTGTTGAAACATGGTGGACATTTGTTGTCGTTTGGTGGTTCACGCACATATCACAGAATGGCGTGTGCGATTGAGGATGCAGGGTTTCAGATTCGTGACCAGATTATGTGGGTGTATGGGTCAGGGTTCCCGAAGTCTTTGAATATCAGTAAGGCGATTGACAAGGCTGCTGGTGCAGAGCGTGAAGTTGTTGGATCAAAACTTGGTCAGGCTGGCTACCATCTGCAAGGTCATTCAAGTAGTACTGGTGCGTTCAATCATGGACTTGGTTCATCAACACCAGAAACAAGGCTTGCTTCATCTTTGATAACTGCCCCTGCTACGGCTGAGGCTGAAGTGTGGGATGGTTGGGGTACTGCGTTGAAGCCTGCGCATGAGCCGATTGTGTTGGCTCGTAAGCCGTTGGTTGGAACTGTTGCTAATAATGTTTTGACTCACGGTGTTGGTGGTATCAACATTGACGGATGCAGGGTAGGCAACGAAGGTGGAACTGCAAAGGGAACATTCCCTAATCAGGAAAGCAATGGCATTTATGGTGATGGTTTGAATGGTGCTTGTGAAATCAAGCAATTAGATGCTGGTCGGTTTCCTGCGAACTTTATTCATGACGGTTCAGACGAAGTACTAGAACTATTTCCCAACAATGTTAAGGGGCAGGTTGGGGCTAAAGGTCGTGCTGCAAATAGTAAGTCAGGAAAATACGGTTGGAATAGTGGTTCTGAAGAGGTAAATAACAAGGGGGCGACAGCAGGAATTTCTGATTCTGGTTCTGCTGCAAGGTTTTTTTATTGTGCTAAAGCCAGCAAGAAAGATCGCAACGAAGGCTTGGATGAATTTGAAATGGTTGTTGCTGGTGGTATGCAAGGCAGACAAGATGGATCACTTGGATCAGTAACAATGAACAAGAACCATCATCCAACTGTTAAGCCAACAGACCTGATGCGCTACCTGTGCAGACTGGTCACACCACCAAACGGCACAGTCCTTGACCCGTTCACAGGTTCAGGTTCAACAGGCAAGGCAGCCGTGTTGGAAGGATTTAATTTCATTGGTGTTGAGCAGTCTGAGGAATATATTGCGATTGCCAAAGCCCGTATAGAAAGCGCAACCAAATGATCCGCAAAGAATTAGAACACCTTGCAATCAACATAGATGAGATACACACCCATCCTTCCAATGTGCGTCAAGGTGATGTGGGTGCAATTTGTGAATCACTAAAGGCTCACGGACAGTACAGGGCGATTGTGTTTCAGAAATCAACAGGCAGAATCCTTGCAGGCAACCACACTTGGAAAGCAGCAAAGGCTTTAGGTTGGACACAAATTGCTGCAACACCTGTGATCTGTGACGATCAGCAAGCCCTGCGCATACTCCTCGCAGACAACAAAGCCAACGATCTTGCAACCTATGACGAACCAGAATTGATTGAACTGCTGAAGCAGTTGGCTGACACAGATGAAGGATTGTTGGGAACACTCTTTGATGAGGATGAACTAGACAGCCTGATTGCAGACCAATCACACTTTGAGTTGCCTTCTGATGTTGATGAAGTGCCAGACAATGTGCCTGCTGTATCAAAGTTGGGTGATGTGTGGCTGTTAGGTGATCACAGAGTTATGTGTGGTGACAGCAGCAACGAAAACAATTTTCGTCATTTAATGAATGGGCAAAAAGCAGAAATGGTTTTCACAGACCCACCATATAGATACAAGAAAATGGGTGAAGGTGGTGCTTTCTCAGAAGCGCATAAAACATTAAAAAAAGATATTGAAGGATTAACTAATTTTGATCCAAACACATTGCTTGCTATGTTGCCAAACATATTTGCCAAAGGAATGAATGCGTATATATTTTGCAACACAGACCTAGTTCCTGATTATTGCATTTGGGCAAGAAAAAACAATTTTAATTTCAACATTCTGACTTGGCACAAAACAACTTTTATTCCTGCAAGCAATAACCATCATTACCCAGATACGGAATATTTAATCTATATTTCAAAATCTGCTGTGTTCAACACTGGATTGAAAATCAATTATGGAAAGTATTGGGTGTTAAATAATGAAAAACACAAAGACCATCCAACAATCAAGCCCATTGAAATCATTTCAAATGAAATACAAATTAGTTCCAAGAGTGGTGGCTTAATCGTTGATCCTTTCGGTGGATCAGGTAGCACCCTGATCGCTGCACAAGAAACCAACCGTGTTGCCTACCTGATGGAACTAGACCCACACTATGTTGATGTGATTTGCGCCCGATACCAAAAGCACACAGGCAACCAGCCCGTACTTGAAGCCACAGGCGAACCACACAACTTCACACCTGATGCCGATTAGCCAACCCTGCCTCACCTGTCGCACCCTGACCACCAACGGATCACGCTGCACAACCTGCCAAACCAAATGGAACAGAGCGCACCCCAAACCCCAACGCCCCCACTACGCAGGCAACTACAGACGCAGGGCAAAGCAGGTCAGAGATACAGCAACACACTGTTGGATTTGTGGTGAAGGAAACAGAGGAACACAAGACCCATTCACTGCAGATCACCTAATACCTGCTGACCCCAACAGCCCATTGGCAGCAGCCCACAGGTCGTGCAACAGCCGAAGGCAGAACAACCCCATCACCCCCCACTAAACACCCCACCACACGCATCAGGAAGCCCACTAACAGCACCAACCCCCCAAACCCATATATGAACCCCTCCCATCACCCCTCCCCCCCCCACCCCACCCCC